AGTTTCCTGTTCACGTTCTACATCTGAAGAAGATTTTTTTACAGGTTCTTTAAGCGTATTATCTACGGTTTTTAACGAATCAACTACGTCTTTTAAAGTCTTATCTGCCATCTATTTCTCTGTTATTTGGTTTAACTATTAGCTTTACGATTGTGTTCTTCAATCTTAGCATTTTCTTCATATACCCATTGTGATAATAATTCTGAATATAATGTTCTTTCGTAGGGCAACATATCCTCGATTTCCGTCAAACTCCAATTATGATGTTGGCACATAGCAAAATTTTGTAAATAATATGCTTCAAGTGAGTTATGACTTAGGCAGATGCGAAAAAAGATGCAAGTCCTTCTAAAGTTTCAGTTTCAGTCTTTCCACACTTTTCACAAGTATATTCAATATCCTGTTTCAGTTTTGGTAAAGATTCATAATAATCTTGAAGCTTTTTAAATTGACCAGAATTTAATGAATTTACAAACTCATCTAATTCCGCTTTAGTATGGTCTTGAGCAGAAAATATTTCCTCACCTTGAATAATTTCAAGTAAACTATTTCTGATTATCTCCATAACCAAGTCTATCTGATTTTTATCTCCAGCTCCAATAACATCATCTATACCTGGCGGACTCAAACGAACCATAATATCATCTGTTATTTTTACTAAATCAGAAGAATTTTTATTTTGAACCACCTCTACTTTAGAAAGGTCTATATCAAGTTTAATAATTTCACCACATTTGTGCTCAAAAGAAATTGTACTTATATCTCCAACTGCTTTTCCTCTAATGTTAAGAAAAAGATATTCAAGGTCAATCATTGCAAGTTTATTGACATTAAAATTTTCAGTTAATACACATTGAGTTATTATTTGTTTTATGGCTTTCGCCATATCCTTTTCTTCTCCACCCTCTAAAGCTGTTAGAAGAATTTTTTCTTCTTTAACTAAAAATGGTCTGTATTCAATCTTTTTACCAGATGACGGTAGTTTTAAGTCATATTGTGTAGTATTTATTTTTGGCAAAGCCATAATGTTCTCCTTTTCAAATCATTATTTTATAGTATTAAGTAAGTGTCATCCACTTTCTATATTTAAATGTCACACTAAGTCTTAGTATTTCTCCCCCCTGCGTGTGACCCAGCGCAATTTCACCAACTGCAGAAGGATATGCTTCTCTCAACTCTATCTTATACTTATCTGTTGCAGTTTCAAAATCAGTTGCATCATTTGATAATCTAGTTATATTAATTGTTGCAACAAAATTGTTCCAATAGTTAACATTACCAGTTTCAGGATTTATTATATTTTCTTGCCATTTGTCAAAAAACCTTTTTACAGTAAATTTATCATCTACAATAAATGATAATGCAGCTTCTGTAAATGTTTCCCTGTAAGGTATTTCTCTTGGTGGGCCGTATATATCCTGTGCTTGTGATGCTATACCTTTAGTTGGAAGTGAAACAGATTCACACAAATATTGTAAATTCTCGTTTACAGCTGTTGACAATCCAGAAGGAAGATTGGCGAAGGTTACATTATATCTATTTCCTTTAGCAAACTCACCAATTTTACTTTTTAATGTTTCTATACCAAATACATTTGCCATTAATAGAATTTTCCGCTGTCGTTCCAGACAACACTCTTTTTTTGTTTTTGAAATCTTTCAACTGGTAGGAATATTGCTATTTCCCACTCGTCTGCGTTTATCCTCACGGTGTTTGAACGAACATTAGTACCAAGATATCTTTTTACACATGGAACTGCTCTACCAAAACCTTTCAATAAATCATATGACAACTTCAATCTTGTGGTTGCATCAAACTTGTTATTAGTTGCGAACTTCTTCAACTCATCCATCAGTACTGCTCGTTCTCTTGGTGGAATGTAATGTAAATTCAAACCATAGAATCCACCTTTAGTTTTCTCAAATGGAAACACCAAAGGATACATATCCCAATAGGGTAACTTCTTAGCAAACTTTGGATCATACTTGTAGAATAACATTTTTCCAAGTGCTGCACTACTGTCTTCTTGTCTTTTAAGAAGTTGGTTTGGAGTCACTGCTCTCATACGAGTACTTGCACTCGCCTGTTTGACTTTCTCTCTAAACCAATCCCCCGCCGCCCTAGCTTTCGCTGTCGCGGAACTTGTCTTGATTGATGATTTGAGTGTATCTAAAAAACTTTCTTCTAATTCTGCCATAATACTAATATTTAGTTAAATCTTGTTCAGTTATAATTTTCCAATTCCAATTTCGGGCTTCACAGTAAGTTACCGCTGCTTTCCACTTTGCTTCATTGACTCCCCAAGCTTTGACCTCTCGGATAAATCTTCTTCTATTTGCTTTTGGCTTGGGTGGTTTGGTTTGAATTTTTGGTTTGATTTCTATGAGAGTTTCGCCCTGTGCAGTCTTTACCCAAAAATCGGGGAAGTAACGATGGACTTTACCATCAATGGGAGAGCGATAGGGAATAATAATCTCTTCACTTGACCACTTTAACACACTGTCTTTACCATCAAGATATCTCATAAAGGTAAGCTCTAGCCCAGAGCGATGATATATTTTGCGGTAGTCACCTTTATATTTGGATATGTTTTTTGGTTTATAAAATCCTTTCTTAATCCTCATATAAATATATAGTAACGGCAGGAAACCGCCCAGATAAAACATATTAATTTATAGGAACAAAAAATGGCAGATACATGGTCAGTTGAACAGACAATAGCTTCTAATAATAGTGGAGCGGGAGATGCCTTCACATATCCAAAAAATACTAATCCTGGCTTACCTCATTATATAAGATTTATTGCAAAAAGGTCATATACTTCAACAACCTCTGCAAGAGGAACATCAAATGGTGAAGTCGTTTTATACATGCCCCCCGATGCTTTGAAAACTTCATATAGTCAAAGTATTGGTGATGTAGAAATGGGAGGTTTTATTGCATTAGCTGGTTCAGATATGAAAGCTACTGGTGCACAAATGGCAGGAGGTGATTTTACGGGAGCTATGGCTTCAGCCCTTGCAATAAAGGGTAAGATAGCGGGTGCTGAAAAATTAAATATACTCGCGGATGTGGGTAAAGCAGCTGCCGGTGGAGCCCTTAAAAGGTTTGCTGGTACTCAAGGAGGTCAAGCAATATCAAAGGCCACTGGACAAATTTTAAATCCACACAAAGCAGTGGTGTATCAAGGGCCTGGTGGATTCCGCACTTTCTCTTTCACTTTTGTATTGGTGCCAAAATCTGCAGACGAAGCCAAAGAAATTTTTAATATAGTTAAATTTTTCAAAAAAAGAATGCATCCCGGCACTGGTACTGGAGCTGGAATTAACAATATATCATCTGTTACTTTAACATATCCAGATGAATTTGAAATAAAATATTATGTTAATAACAAAGAAGTTGATGGCAGTGATTCTACTAAACCATTATTTAAAATTCATAATTGTTTTATGGAATCTTTTGCTACAGATTATACAACATCTGGTCTTGTTTCTTTTCTGGATGATGATCAACCACTAACTACTACAATATCAATGTCATTTAAAGAAACACAACTTCTTACTAAAGCAGATATAGACGCGGGGTATTAATATGTCATCAGAATTTTTTTCAAACTATCCAAGAATAGCTTATGATATATCTGGTAATAATTCTACAGTTCCAGACTATACTGTTGCTGTCAACTTACTGATTAGAAACAAGTTGAAAGACGCAGTTGAAGATGATGTAGCAGTATATTATCCTTATATTATTCCAGAAGGTATGCGTCCAGATGTTCTTTCTTATCAGTATTACGGAGATACAATTTATACTTGGGCAATATATCTTATGAATAACATAATAGATCCTTATTGGGAGTGGCCACTCAGTTACAAAGATTTTAGAGAATATATGATTGACAAATATGGCTCAGTAGAAACAGCTAAATCTCAAATTCATCATTATGAATATACTGCAAGATCTAGAATTGAAGAAACAAAAATGACTGGCGCGGTTCCAGAGTATAAATTGGAAATTGATTATCAAACTTATACAGAGACAGCTGTCGATGAAAGAGAAATAATCTATTCATATGGATACGAACAAGATCTAAATGAAACAAAAAGAGAAATTCAGTTAATTGATGTTGTGTACATCCAAAATGTTCAAGATGAAGCTAGAGGGCTATTTAGATAATGGCAGATAACTTAAAAGATACGGAAAAGAAATCCGCATTTAATCCTGCAAAACAACCTAAAAGGGTTGGTGATTTTAGGATTACTACGATGAAGTTAACATCTGCGAACCTTGATATAAAAACAGGTCGAGGTGTTCCTTTTATAGACCTTACCACAGCTGTTTGGCATGAATTAAATTTTTATGAAGATATATACTCTCCAATCGTTTCTGGTGATATTACACTTACTGATACTGTAGGTCTGATAGAATCTTTTCCTATTATTGGAGAAGAAATACTTGAT